CTAAAACGACCCTATTTTCCTCAAGTGTTTCCAATGCCATGTAACAAATTTCAAGGACCTTCTCCAATCTTCCAAATACCATGTTTTGATCCTTCGAGATTGAATTCTCTATATTATCCTCAACAAATACAAATACCATGTTTTGATGCTTCCAAGCTGACTTCTACATACTGTCCTCAAACATTCCAGATACCTTGTTTTAAGAAACCAGAGTGCGCTTAATATAAAATATTAGAATAGGAAGTATTAGAATAGGAAGTATTAGAATAGGAAGTATTAGAATAGGAAGTATTAGAATAGAATAATATAACTCGAAAGAATTATATTAAAATAAATAAATAATATAGTAAAATGTCTTCGAGTACCATGATAACATCGAAAATGGATGTCAAGAATATGCTACCTAATCTCAGTGATTATGGAGACTATCTACCAACGATGTCCTGTTATCTTGATGGTGCTTATTTTAATTTAGTATTTAAGGATTATCCTGGTCTTATTTCTGAACCACTAATAATTAGTTTATCGAATGGACAATACACTGCACAAATGAAGCAAACCAATTATAGAAAGAACTACCTTGCTCTTCTTCACGTTATCGTAGAAACTCTTCAAGAAAGACATGCTAATCTTGTTGTTATATCAGGTACTAACGCATTTTGGTTTGATCCATTCTCCGTTGTTCCCGAGAATGAAGAATATCCAGATATGGCATTTCCCGTTGATATAGTAAGAGGAGTTATCAAGGATTATCTTGGTCTCTATTTCAATGTTAAAATTATGAAAGATCTGTGGAATATTCCTGGAATTAATGAAAATGTCTATGTGCTATCAGGTGTAGAGAACTTTACTGATAAATATATCACGAAAGAATTCAAAGAAAAGAAAGAGTATTATCCCGAAAGATTAGGATATGATAGACTTATGTCAGATAGCCCTTACGTTGACATAGCCAAATCGCATGAAAAGACAATAAAAGAATTAATTGATGCAACAGATAAGGCTGAAGACGTGGATTTAAATTGTGATGAAGGTGGACCAGGTTATTGCGTTGCGTTTTGTATCAAATATGCTTACGATCTTCTACTAGGAAATAAATATGATCCAAGAGATATTAGAAGATTTGCTGCTAAGATAGAATCATTCTATGGTCCGATACCAGCAAGTCTAAGATCAATAGAGTATGGATGGTCTTATTATACTGTACAACCAAACAATGATGATGGAGTGTGTCCTATACAAAAGATGTATGGAACACCTTGTGGTTCATAGACTGAATAGAGTGTGGATCTCATTACATAATGGATATTTTATCACAAAATATTCATTATATTTACAATAATTTCCAAGATAATATAAAAATATTTTTATATTATTCCTATAATAAAATTCTATGGCCTTATTAGTAGCTTATTCGACTTTTGTTGACGGAAAATATGGAAGCGATGTGTCTGGAACAGTAGAAAGACAAGACTTACCATTCGCTACTATTGGAGAAGCCATTACTAAAACATTAGCACAGTCACCATCACCATCTCAGATATGGATAATACAGATATCTCCAGGAACTTATAATGAGAATATTGTTGTTCCTGATTCTATCTATCTTAACGGAGCCGGACCTAATACAATAGTTACTTCTGTCACAGCAAATGGAGGTACTGTTATTTCTAATATTCAGTTCTTTGCACTCAATGGACCAGCTATTACTGTAAATTCTCTCAATGATGCTGATGTTAACTTCCTAAGTGTCGTTGCTATCTCTGAATACACCATACCGTCACTCACTCCTATTAGCACAGTTAATATTATTAAGGGTGAAGGAGCTATGCAACAAGGAGCCATCTTTGGCTTTTATTTTGCTACTGCTCCAGCAGCTTATCTCGTTAAAGCCCTCGATGGTATGACATTTACTGATATGGAATGTATTTGGACACTTGGTGTAAGTTATCCATTCGCTGCCATGTATTCTGGATCGGGAGATAAATTCGTTGTTACCATCGGAGTTAGTACTGTATCTCTCGCAAGTGAAACAGATCTCTTTGCTTTCTTCGATATTTCAGGAGCTGCAACTATTACAGCTCCAGTGTTTAAGGGAAGTGTCATTTCTAATCGTTTGACTGCTGGAGCGACTGGTTCCGGTTTATTAACACCTGTTGACCTTGTAAGGGGAACTGGTGCTGCTACTCTCAATATGATAGCTAATTTGTTTGACTTTACTGGTTTATCCGCTAACTTGCTAACGTCAGTGGAAGGCATTGCCAATAGTAGTGGACAAACACCCACTGTTAATATCGCCTCAAGTTCTTTCGTTGGAAGTGCTATACCGCCAGCAAAAGGAAGCATCAGTAAGTTAGTCCTTACTTCGTCTGATCAAAATGGATCTCTCGCTATTACCGGAGGATTTTATAACAATATTATCACTGTCTCTGGTAATTATCAAGTATTGCCCAGTGATCATTCCGTTGTCGAAATATTGGAGAATTCAACTGTTACATTACCAAATCTCTCATCCTTACAGTCAACACAGTATGATTATGGACAAGAAGTCTTCATTAAGAACGAATCAGCTGGTAGAATTCAGGTAGTCGGTGTATTTGACCCTACTGATTCTTCTGTCTTTAGTAAGATGATTGAACCTGGAAGAGGATATATCTTCCAGAATGACTTTAGTTACTGGCATGTCTTTGCCGATTATTCTCCTTATGATCATGATCATAAGGAGAATAAGAAGGATAAGAAGAAATGTTGTTCATCTAAACATGAACGGGGACACCATCATTAATACATCGTTGAGATATATCTTTTAAAAATATTATCACCCAGTGATAATATTAGAATTTTGGAGAATATAAAATATTGCATAATATTAAATGTCTCTTCCAGATCTTTCGAATTACGAAAAATACGACAAGACAACATCGTGTTATCTTGATGGTCGTTACTTTAACCTTGTTTTCAAGGATTATCCTGGTCTTATCTCTACACCATTAGTTATCAGAATAGATGAGGATGTCCGTTTGGGAGAACCTCCTAACTTCACGGTTAATATGAATGAAACAAATATTAATAGAAACTCACTTGGTCTACTTCATGTCATTATCGAAACAATGATGAGTAAACATGCTAACCTTGTGGTCCTTAATTACAAGGAAGGTAAAGGTTTTTGGTTCGATCCAATGTATGAAGATGATGTCAATAGTAATTGGTCTATCGTACATCAAAGACGAAGAGTTGTAAGAACTGCTCTGACGGAATTTCTTGATAAATACTTTAATATCAAACAGTTGGAAGAGTTAAGGTCAGAGATTAAACTCCGAAAGAAGAGAAAGGAGATCATGTTATCACCATCCAAGATAGACGAAACAGTCCAGATGATGGAGAAGAGAGAAAATAGAATGTCACCGATGATGAGTAATACTCCCATGATGAGTGACAGTGGAATGATGGATAGTGGAATGATGTCTCCAATGAATAATAGTGGAATGATGAGTAATAATCCTATGAATAATAATGGAATGATGAGTAATAATCCTATGATGAGTAATAATCCTATGATGAGTAATAATCCTATGAATAATAATAATGGAATGATGTCTCCGATGAATAATAATGGAATGATGTCTCCGATGAATAATAATGGAATGGTGAGTAGTAATGGAATGATGTCTCCGATGATGAGTAATTTAATGGAATTACCTACAATGTTAATGAGTGCAAAACAAGCTGGAGATATGGAGATGCCTCTCTCAATGTTAACTCCCGTCGATCAAAGTCAACAGGGAACAGATGGTGGTGTAGTTAGCGGTGATAAAATGTTTTATGTTACTAGTAAGACTCCTCAAGAGAAGATGATTCACCAACATCTCTTAACGGAACAATCCAAATATAACAGAGCTATTAAGATGTTACTCAAAGAAGAAGCAAGAAAAGAAGAGAATATGAAGGTTCCTGGATGCTCGAAAGCTGGATATTGTGTTGCATTCTGTATCAAATTTGCATACGATCTCTTGTTGAATAACACTATCAAGTTCGATCAGATAAGAAGATTTGCTGGAATGATTGAATCATTATACGGTCCGCTTCCAGCTGAAGGAGCGTTAGTCGAATATGATATGTATGATTGGGATGCGACGGATTATAGTGACCCCACTGTAATCAACAACTATTATGATACTGACTATAACAGCTACCCTGGATATGGATACGGATATCCCTATTATGGTTATGGTTATGGTGTATATCCATTCTTAGCGGGTGCTGCTTTAGGAGGTCTTGCTGGATATGGCCTGGGATATGGTTATGGAAATAGAGGATATTATGGAAATTATGGTGGAAATAGAGGTTCGTATGGAAATTATGGTGGAAATAGAGGTTCATATGGAAATTATGGTGGAAATAGAAGTTACAGTGCACCATCAAGAAGTGGCGGTTTTTCCGGAGGAGGTAGATCAGGTGGTTTTTCCGGAGGCGGTCATGGTGGAGGTGGCCATAGATAAAATTCTGTGTGATCATTTAATATGACATAGATGTCATATTGGAAAAGATAGCCTTGTATTGGGAGAGATAGTATAATTAACTTAACATTCCGAATGAAACAAAATTAATGGAAATGTATCATTTGATGAGGAGAATTAAGATAAAATAAATATATAAGATTGCCTTATATATTTACCGTTGTGTTATTGCATATTGTTAATATTTGTTATAATATCGATCGAAAAATACAATGACATGGTATACAAATTATTACTAAAAATACTAAAGTAGTAATAATTTTAGTAATAATTGTCGTGGGTCCTAAGAGATAAACATACTTTTCGTTATATATCTAGATATGATTACCAGCAAGACTTTGTGTTGATTTCCTGATTTTGTATTATTTTTGTGTTGGAAGAATTAAAAAGTTATTATTACTATAGAGAGGTTTTGATATATTTCTTGAGAAGTAATTTAGATTGACTCTTAAATTAATCTAGTATAATTATAATTAGTGATGTTACTATATAATCATATGAAGTATTGTAACTATAAATATTGGTTGATTATTAGATGATATTATGTGACAATATAGATAAATGACCCAATTACTATCTCGTATTGACGGTAGTAGATGTTACAGTAGTTGAAGGAAATGACTCGGCTAATGATCTTCCCGATAAGCTGGGTTGTATGATCAATATTGCAATGAACAACAAAATCAATGCAATCCCTATAAATATAAAGATCTTGAGAGATTTATTCTGTTGTGCAATTTCTTCTTGTTGCATTTGTTGTGACTCGTATGCGGGAAATGGATTGTACCCAGCTGTCGCACCGCAATCGACATTCAAGACACTAGGTGAGGCTCCAGCAACAGGATTTGTTCTAGTACAGACTGAACCAGTACATGTGGTCGTTAGATTTACTCCTCCACCTATTTGGTCATTCGCTCCTTCAAAACTATCATTCTGTATGATACAACTACAGGATGTCATACTTCCCTCGCATCCTTGACAAAATTGTCCGATAGTTACTGGTCCTACGACAGTACTTTGTATTAAATCAATAGTAACATTGTCAATCAGACAGACATTCTGATTGCAGCTGATCGGAGTTCCGTTAGCCAAGGTATTCACTATGTTTGTGTTTCGATTACACATAGGAGTACATGCTTTATTTATCTGATAATCATCAACATAAGTTTGGTATTCACCAGCGGGTAAAAAACATCCGCACCAATTGGCTGCTGGGGGATCGAAAATTAATCTTTGAGTGGTAAAAACATTACATACATTACTCAGAGGTTGTTGACATAAGAATGGATAAGGACAACACACATAGCTGTATAGAAAATCTTGAAAAGGATTATATCCAGGCGTTCCAGGTAATGATCCTATGGCAAAACCATTAGAAGCGTATTTCGCAAAGACTCCTGATACGACATTCTGGGCGAAAGCAAGACCAGTTGCATTCAAAGGATTAGCAATAGTATCGACAGGAGTACAACCTTGAGATGGAGGTGGTCCAGAACTACAATTGATCTGTGGTGGTAAACTAAAAAGATTTTGTTGTATAGCAGAGAGACATCCGTTAGTTGCTGGTTCTCCGTTCAATGGATTAACCCATCTATTTATCCATGAGAGATCGTTTGGATCAGTGAGATCAGCCCCAATACAATATGGAGTAATAACATCTTGACATATTTCAGTAGTAACACCCCGAGTATTAGGAGAGCAAGTATTTTGTTCAAGAGGATCACTAAAACAAAGAGCAGTATTACCTTGATTACAATCGAAATTCTGTAAACAACAAGTAAGGGGATCTCCTGTGAAGTTTTGTCTTTCACAAATAACTCCAGTTCCCGAAATACCACAACAACCATTACAACATCCTGGCCCATAAGCCTGATAAGGCTGACAATCATTATATGAACAAGAACCTGCTCCTGTAGTGCTTGATACTCCCCATTCACCCGGAGCTCCTAAAGCTGCACACCATTGATTTCTATAAGTATCACCATCAACTCCTTCTAAAGTACAGAAGTTAGGTAATTCATAAGTATCAAAAAAATTATTACATTGATTCTGTGTATCTGGATTTGGATGTGGTACACCACATTGATTTCCCATCTTTAATATTAAAGTAAAAATAAATATTACATCGTAATATTTATTATGATATTCTTGATAGATTAATGGAATGGTTTATAATCGAATGGTTTATTCCACAAATCTTCAACAGATACACCATAACTTTTCATACTAGGACCCACAAAGCGTGGCACACCTAATTTCACCAATCTAAATTGTTTATCCATTTCACTGTATTCATTTACCCAAGATCTAACCAGATATACATGATTAGGTATATATGGTTGATAAAGATATATCGACACATTTTGTGCAAGGGGTGATAATACTTCCAATATTCTGGATAGATATTTAGAAACAGCTTGGTTAAATTCTGACAATTTCCTTGGAAGTTTACCAAGGACATCATCAATCGTAATAAAATAATTGTTGTTATTATCATGCTTTATATCATATTCAAGAAGATCATACGGATCTCTCGGAGGATAATTAGGATATCTCTTAATGCCGGAGGGAGGTAGTCCTAATATCCTTCTTAATTGTGCCAACTGATCGAAGAATGAGCTAGGATCTACTATTTCGTATAAATTGGATTTATATGTAAGTTCCAAATTTCTATTTAATCCGTTTCCTTGTACATCAACGAAGAGTTCATATGCATCTAATATTGAGATAGCGTCCTCAGTATAAGCATCAGAATATTTAAGAGAATAATCCATACCGTCGTTTACATCTCTCCATTTGAAGACAATATCACAAAGAGGAAGAAGAGATTCATATAGTAACCTTGGATTTTCGTTTTCTGGAATCTTAGTGTTAGGAAATCGGTTCTTAATAAGAGAAGTCCAGAAATAAGGATCTCGACATAATCTCTCGAGAGATTTATCCGTTCTACACAGATTCTCTAAATCAGAATAATTAAGACGACCGTAGTATTGGATGGCTACTTCGATAGGCAAACTTGTCAGGCTGGGTGGAGAATACATTTTATCCTCACTATCCGACTGAGTACTTTTTTCCATTTAGAGAGAAGATATAATCGGTGTTTTGTTTTTAAATGGATATAATTATATCCATATTAATGATGAAGCGCGAATATCTCTTATTTTCCCTGGTTGATACATATGGTGATCTTCATTAAAGAGAATCCTTCATTAAACCGGATTGTTTGAGATAATCATGGATAGTATGAATGATCTCAGATCTAATATAATCGGCGACAACATCAAAATATTCTACTTTCTCTTCACTCCAATCTGTCATATCTGGATAAGATTCTCCCTCGAAATTATCTACTCGATTAATATCAGAATCATCAGTATATAGCGAAGGACCACCGAAAGACCAAAGAATTTCAAAAAGAGATATCATACTCATTCCTTCCGGATCTTCATTGCGATCATCAGAATAGATTACATGAAATTTAGTATGAGATGAATCAAGATAAATTCCACCTATGATACAGTTCTCCATAATGTCCGACATTTACATCACCCATAAAATAAAAAGAATGGCTCTCATTTTTAATATATATTAAGGAGTATTTCATTTACTCTCTTCTTTTCGCTCTCCAATAGACCATCACTTGATAGGTGATAAAAAAGAGATCTGATGAGATCTCTCTTCTCTATTTTACTCGCAGCACCATAATACCATCTCTTCTTTGATGGCCATCCTGCTATATCTATATTATACCCAGCTCTTCGTTTAATTCTCTCTATCATTCCTACTACTCCTTCTTGCCTTACTTCTTGTAAACTGTCGAATGATAATTTAACGTTAAGTAACATCATTAGACCTACCAAAGAGATCCAGTCGTATTCATTAATACTTTTACTTTCTTTGATATGAGAGAATATTACATTTCTTGGTACTACACTAACGATAAGAAGAAGGACAGATATACCAAATATTATATCGAAATAACAAGTGAAAATAGCGAAAAAGGCTATCATAATATATATCATGATAGATCCTCTCCATGTAAAATTAGAAGTACGTTTCTCGATGTAGAGATCGTCTCCTCTAATTACACCTCTGTACGCCACCTCCATTTTATTACCAAAATTAATAAATACCTCTTAATATTTATTAAGAAATAAATACTCTCTTATATAACAAAAATATTTATATTTAAGCAGTAATAAGTTCGATATTGGCTTGACGAGTGTATAAATTTGAATTGGTACTTCCTACAAATGGTTCATTAACATTCAATATTCTCATTGTACCACTCGATTGATTATAAGAAAAAGAAGTACAAATAGTGAAGAGTGTATTACATTGTGTTATCGCCTCTCCTAAAGTTGGAAAGGTAAAGATACATGGACCAGAGGAACTGTTGAGAATAGTACCATCAGTATTAGCTGTGACTCCATATTGTCCTTTTGCTTCAAGGCAAGTACTTGGGTTTGTTAGAACTATGATGGCCCGAAAATAAAGAAAGGTCATAACAATCGCAAAGACTGCTAGTAGTACTACAACAAGAACCCATAGAACTGGAAACATTTATCAGTGATAATCTTTAAAATGATACTTATAATATTTTAAAGATTATCAATCAGAAGATAAAATAAATGGATAGAAAAATCGACATATCCCGATTGATGGAGGGAAAACTACCAAAACCTCCTTACAAATTACCGCTACCTCCTATGCCTCCTCCTCAACACATACCGACTCATGGGATAGTAAAGAAGAAACCCATTATAATTAACCTTACTCCTCGTATTCCTCCTATTCCCACCCCTGTTAACGGGACTTCATCCAACGGGACTTCATCCAACGGGACTTCAT